CCTGTTTTATTTAAGTATGCAAATTCTGCTATTCTTCCTATATTTATTTCTTTTGTAGAATTGTAACTTTGTCTAATATAATAATAATATTCAGATTTATCACATTTTTCTCCTGCCGTTTTTATTTTCATTATAGTTTCATATAACTTATTATAATCATCTTTTACTTGTTTATAAAAAGCAATTAATATTTCATTAGAATCATAAGCATATATTTTTTTAACATCTATTTTCTTATTTTTTACTAACCATAAAAATCTAAATAATACACTTCCTCCACCTACAAACATTTCATGATAATGTCTTATTTTTTCCGGAAATTTTGGCAATATATTATCTAGTAGTTTCCTTTTCCCACCTATCCATTTCAAAAGTGGTTCTTCGAGTTTGCGAAATTTCAGTTTTTCCATTATATTAATACAAATTTTAGTATTTATATTAATTTTATATTGTTGGAATAAATTCCCAACATAATTCCGCACATATTTTCTTCCAAATTTCATCTTGTTCTATGCGTTTAACTGGATCTTTTAACATTGGAAAAAATGGTAAAAACTCTTTTTCATCCAATAATTCACACATTTTATATAATACATAATAATAATTCAAAAAATTTACTCTGTCATCAGGACAATGATTTGAATATGGTTTTTGTATTTCCATAAATAGATTACATAATATGTCTTCAAGTTCAGGTGTCATTACTGGTGGTTTTATACCCAATTTATCTTTAATAAATGGTATGTGTTCATAATATTTGTTATATCCTAACTTTTTCAATATATCTTTCGCCTTCTTATTTGTAATTTGCTTTAAAGAAATCCTTTCCTTTTTGATTTGGTTTTTTATATCAATTAAAACCTCTTCTGGAATTTGTGTAGTTTCTTTTGCTTGAAATTGTGCCAATATTTCACGAAAATGATTTATCCTTTTATAAGCATAAAAACACACTTCTTTAGGAGGCTCTTTATAACTTGGTTTTTCATGTTCTATTAAATATTGTTTTTGGTTGCCACATTGATTGCATACTATCAATCCCTCATGGTCTACTGGTATATATTCTCCATTACATTTTGTACACAATTCATAATTTACTTTATAATTATTTATATCCAAAAAAGAATCATCTAGATTTATCAAATATTTGTTGATATTAGTTGTTTCTACTTTTTGAGTATCGTCTTTTTGACTTTTATTAAAAAAAGAATTCATCACTTTAATCGATTTTGACTTACCTTTAGATATATCTTTCTTTTTCTCAAAATATTCAAATATATATTCTGAATTTTGTAATAAATATTCTTTTTTCTCGTTTTTTAACATCGCAATTTTCTTTCTTATATCTGATAATTCATCCTTTAATATTAATTTTTCATCAATGTTCACACCCCCTTTTAATTTATTCTTGATTATGACTTTCCTTCTTTTTAGTTTTGGAATTATATTGTTGCTTATATCTACAAACTCTACCATTTTTTCATCATGTTTGCTGTCCAGTGTTATAATTGATTTTTTGTTTATTTTGATTTTTTTACTAGCTTTGGGCTTAAAAGAAGGCATTTATATACATACTTTATTTAAACTTTAATTAATACTTTTAGTAATTCATTTATTCGTAATACTTGTATTTTTACTTTCACTATTTAGATAAATGGAAAACATCCAATTTGATACAAAAGATACCGTAGAAATAGACTCTATAAAATTACATAAAATGGTTTTTATATACAATGCTTTAGAAAACGGATGGACAATTAATAAAAAAGAGGATATTTATATATTTAATAAAAAACACGAAGGTAAGAAAGAGGTGTTGTTAGACGATTATTTAAGACGATTTATGGTTAAAAACTTCGATATAGATAATATTTAATAAAATTATTAATTAATGCTTATTTAATAATTTTTTTTTCTTTAGCAATATTATAAAATGGGTGGCGGTTTAATGCAACTAGTAGCTTACGGTGCACAAGATGTGTACCTTACGGGTAATCCCCAAATCACTTTCTGGAAAGTGACCTACAGACGACACACTAACTTTGCTATGGAAAGTATCGAACAAACGTTCAACGGACAAGCCGATTTCGGACGCCGTATTCAATGCACTGTTTCCAGAAACGGAGACCTTGCATACAGAACATATTTACAAGTAACTCTCCCTGAAATTAATCAAGATGATGAACCTGGTGCAACCAACGTCTATGCTAGATGGTTGGATTGCCCCGGGGAACAAATGATCTCCATGGTTGAAGTAGAAATCGGTGGTCAGAGAATCGACCGACAATATGGTGACTGGATGCACATCTGGAACCAATTGACCCAAACTTCCGAACAAGAAGATGGTTACTCCAAAATGGTCGGTAACACCACGCAACTTACTTACTTGACAGACCCCGCCTTTGCTGACGTAGCAACTGCTTGTGGCGCTGCAAATGTTCCTGAAGCTGTATGTGCTCCTCGCAATGCTCTTCCAGAAACAACTCTATACGTTCCTCTCCAATTCTGGTTCTGTAGAAACCCCGGTCTTGCTTTGCCTTTGATTGCTTTGCAATACCACGAAGTTAAGGTTAATATCGAAATTCGCCCAATGGACGAATGCCTTTTCGCCGTTAAAAACGTAAATGAATCCGGAGGAACTGCCGCCAACGTTAAAGCGACCGGTGCTTACGCCAAATCTTTGGTTGCCGCCTCTCTTTACGTCGATTACATCTTCCTTGATACTGATGAACGAAGACGTATGGCACAAAACCCACACGAATATTTGATTGAACAACTTCAATTCACTGGTGATGAATCTATCGGTTCCTCTTCCAACAAAATCAAGTTGAATTTCAATCATCCATGCAAAGAACTTGTATGGGTCGTCCAGCCTGACTCCAACGTCAGTTACTGTGACTCTTTCGTCCAAGACAAGGTTCTTAACAAAGCTTTGGGCGCTCAGCCATTTAACTACACTGATGCCGTCGATGCTTTGCCAAATTCCATCCGTGCTTACAGTTCCACCAAACAATTGAATAACGGTTCCGCCGGTGCCGCCAACACAGGTGTTATTGGTTCTGATGGTTTGTTCCAATCTCCAAGTGCCAACTCCGCCGTTGCCGCCGGAACTGAAGCAAGTGGTGCTATTGGCGCCGCTGTCGCCGAATTGACCGGTGCCTTCCCTGCTGGCGCCGAACTTCACGGTGTTTCTGATGCTGGAGCATTCGTTCTTGCTGAAACTGCCTTGAAAATGCACTGTTGGGGTGAAAATCCAGTTGTAACTGCCAAACTTCAATTGAACGGCCAAGACCGCTTCTCTGAACGTGAAGGAAGTTACTTCGATTTGGTTCAACCATTCCAACATCACACGCGCACTCCAGACACTGGTATTAACGTTTATTCGTTCGCTCTTCGCCCTGAAGAACACCAGCCATCTGGAACCTGTAACTTCAGTCGTATTGACAACGCCACTCTCCAGTTGGTCGTTTCCGCTGCTGCCATCGGCACAGCCAATACTGCCAAAGTCCGCGTATATGCCACTAACTACAACGTTCTTCGTGTAATGAGTGGTATGGGTGGTCTTGCTTACTCGAACTAAGTTAATTTTTGTTGCCATTTCTGGTCTCAAATTTTAATTTTAATCTTTTAATTTATTAAAAATCATATAATTTCAAATTTAAATTTTATGATTATTTTTACAAAGAAAAATTAACATAAATCAAAAAAAAATTAGACATTTTAGAATAATATTTAACGTATAATTAAATATTATAAAATACATTATAAGTCATCTGTTGATGTTATACTCGCAACTTTTCTGTAATATAATATTTGAAAACACATTATCAAATTAATAAATAATCCTCCTGTACCCAACGAAATCGTCGGTAAATCATTAATTATTAATCCATGTATTATTTGACAAATATACCCCAATGTTTGCAAAATATAAGATGTCAAACTAATATCTAGCGATGTCTTTGTCTTATAAAATTTATAAATTTGTGGTAATTTATATAAAAAAGTACCTATCGCACTAATCCATCCGAATATTAACGAATTCATTAAAGTAATAAAATTTATTTATTTAATTACTTTATTTAATATGTTTGTTTTTTTAGTGTATTTCACCGCCGCGTAGCCGAAGGACTAAATGCAGCGTCGCTTCCTTTTGTACATTGTAATCGCTTAGCGTTCTACCAGATTCCAGTTGCTTTCCAGCAAAAATCAAGCGCTG